AGAGCACCAATATTTCCAACTAGGGCTCTTAACCCACTTGTTGGACTCTCGAAGAAGTTCCGAGAAAACCTCCATGGACATCTCCCGTCCAGTCAGCTCAAACTGACGGTACCTCTGTAACAATGACCAGAGGCGTGTCTGAAGAGGCTTGTATAGACCATTCGTGACGATACTGCCAGCAGTAATTGTCCGGACCTTCAAGGGTTCCAGGATAAATTTTGCATAGCAGAACCCCGGGAACTCCTCCTTTATGGAGAGGTCCCTGAGGTAACGAACTTCGTCAGTGAAATGATCCATCCAAGCGGGAACTCGGGTTTCTTCAACCCTAGCAGTCCCCGGAAAGTGTTCCATTTTGTAGAGATGGGACTCACAAAGGTAGGAGAGTTCTACTCTTCGCCACATCTTCTCCTTGCCAACGAAAGGGTAGTCATCGGTTCCCCGACGACTAAGGTAGGAATCCTTGAGATATTTATAATCTCCAAAGAATTGGATTCCTCCCTGTTCCCTTTTATCATCAAGCCAGGAATTGAGACTCTCTTCGTTCCCCAAATATTTCTCACGTAAACAATCATCAATTTCTTGACGAGAATTAGTGAGAAACATTCGGAGAACTCCGAAATTCCCTTCACCGGCTCGAGTCATTTCGTAGCACGAATTGACAGAGACGTCGTGAAGCTCCCCCCGGTGCCAGTCCTCCTTCTTGATTGGTCCTCCAGACCTAGTCTTGAAGTTTACCATAAAACGATCCAAATATTGAAGAAATTTTGGATCCGACTCTCTATTTAACGAAAGAGTCGCCGCATGTTTGCGGGCCGTTTCTAGGATAAACTCCTTTTCGGCATGAGGAAAACCCTTCTTGAGGCCATTCAGCACCGTCCACCTCCAGGCTATAGACCTTAGAGTCTCCCTACCACTTCCCTTACGGACCTCACGCATCTTACAATGCATGAGGCGGCCGAGCTCACCGGGAAGGAGCCTTGGGTTTTTACACTCAAACTCCTTCAAAGCCGGTTCTTCTCGACCAATGTGGTCATCGGGAAACTCCTTTCGAACGAAAGCCCGGGTAACCGTGTATTTTAGAAACTCTACCCACCTCCCATTAAGAACAAGAGGTAAATAGTAGAGCATCCCCGCCAGTCGGTAAGTTTCATCGTCCTTACGTCGTAGCAGCTTGCCGCCCCAGAAAATCCTAACTGAGTCTAACAAAACCGTAGTAATGTCAGACGCTCGTCGGACTTTTTCAGTGAACGCTTCGCTTGCAAGATCGCAAGCCCTCGCCTCACGAACAAAAGTCCAGGGCATGTGAATGTTTATCGCCTTCTTCCCATACGGAATTGAAGCAACAAAATATCCACTGTCCGGAAGCGAGTCCTGGTCAGAGCACACAGGTTGGCTCCGATATCCCTTCTCCGCACGATCTAAAAGATCT